TAAGTATCTAATATGCTTAATGTCTTAGCGGTTATATTACTCTATAACTTAGGAAAATAAGAAGTTATGGTCATACCATAACCGCACACTTGTAGAAGTTTTAGAGCACCCTAACCGCTGAACGTGCGTATATTCCTGAAAGTTTTGGACACTTATTTTTCATCACATTTTGAAGGGCACGGCGGGCGTGAAGCGATTAGCACGCTAAGGCTTTACGTGGTCTGATGGATTAGCACGCTAAGCACTTAATGCCTTGGCGTTGCTCTCTTCGTGGCGCTCACTTGGAGAGTTATCACGCTAAGGCATAGCGCCTCAATGGACGCCTAGACGTGGCGCCTTGACGCCTTGGATTTAAAAAGGGCAAGGCCTGCGCGATCTGAGCGACCCCTCTCCCCCTTTTTGCCGTAATGCGCGCGGTGTATATCCACCCCTTTTTAATTTTCCATAAATCCTGGGCTAACAGTTAGTGCACTAAGTACATATTATTTCCGTATATTTACAAACTAATTGCATACTATTTTCCGTATATTTATCATTTATACGTAAACCCTTATAACATTGACATACTTGACCATCTTTGCGTTCTTGAATAGCATTGAGAGGAGGGGCGTATATGGCACTTAGCGATCAACACAGACTATTTGTAGAATCTTATGACGGAGATGAACTCTACGCCATGAGAGTTGCGGGCTATACTGGAACAGATCACTCGTTAAAAGAAAAAGCAAAGAAACTTCTTGCCAATCCATCAATCGTTGCCGCCATTAAAGATCGGTCAAAGTATATAGCAACTACTCATAAAGTAATTGCAGACCGAGAAGAAAGGCAATCATTGTGGACAGCGATCATGAGGAATGAGGATCCGTACCATAAAGAGGAAAAAGATTCTAATGGCGTACCAATTCCTGAAAGTAATATCCCATTGCCTGTTCGATTGAAGGCATCGGAGCTTCTTGGTAAATCAGAAGCTGACTTTATTGAAAAGCTCGATATCAATTCGAACGTAACTATTACTGATATCATTGCTCAGTCATATTCTATTGAAGATGATATTGACACAATAGAAGCACAGTATAGACTATTAAGAGAACGGAAACAAAATCCGCTAATAGAGGATGCCATAGCTAATGACGAACCATCCACAGAGTCTTCACTAGAGGACTTCATCTAATGGCAAATATCCAAAACCTCATCAATAAACCATCTACACTTCAACCCCACCAAGTCATGAAGCTATGGAGGCATAAGCCAAAGATATTCTTTGAAGACGCCTTCGATGTTAAATTAGATTCTTGGCAGGAAGATGTAGTAGATCTTTATATGGACAATCAGCGATTAGCACTGGTTGCTTCAAAGGGTCCGGGTAAGACATTTACTTTGGCAATGCTTGGTTGGCATTTCTTTATTACTGGGCATCAGCCGAAGATGGCAGCACTGTCAGTAACTAAAGATCACTTGATGGCAAACCTTTGGGCGGAGCTTTTGAAGTGGAGAGCTAAGTCTCCTCTACTTGTTAAGTCTACAAACGAAGGGTTTTCTAAGATTACATTAAAAGGACATGAGGGGTATTCCTTTATTGATGCTAGATCATTTCCTAAACAGGCAGATGAATCTCAGCAGGCATCAGCACTTGCAGGTCTTCATGCTGATAACGTAGCATTTCTAATTGACGAGGCAGGTACAATTCCCGATGCGGTTTTAGCAACTGCCGATGCTGCGTTGTCAACGGGTGACTCGGCTACTAAGAAAGCTAAACTTCTTGTAACTGCAAACCCAGAAGAACCTAAAGGTATTATCTATCGTGCATACATGGGACGCTCAAAACAAAAGTGGGCAGTCTATTCTATATCAGGAGATCCGGATGATCCGAAGCGAGCACCACGAGTATCTAAGTCTTGGGCACAAGAACTTATAGATCAGTATGGCCGTGAGGATCCATGGGTTATGGTGAACGTATTGGGTAAATATCCAAACGTATCATCTACTCAGCTTATTACTGAACAAGAGATTCATGATTCAATGAATAGAGAAATGCCTGAAGCTCAGCTTCGTAATTCGCAAATGCGGTTAGGCATCGATGTCGCGAGGGGCGGTATCGATACTACTGTATTTGCATTAAGACGTGGGCTAAAGGCATATCCATTAGAACAAATTAGTTCAACTATCTTAGGGCCAGAGCTTGCAGGTAAAGCCGCGATGATGGTAGAGGAGCAAAGAATTGAACGCATCTTCGTTGATAATACGGGTGGTTTTGGATCCTCTGTTGTGGATTCTTTACAAATGTTCCCTAATATTGATATCACTCCGATCCACTATGCTTCCAAAGCCCAGGACAAAAGATATTATAATAAGCGCACAGAAATGTGGGCAAGAATGCGTGACTGGGTTCGAAAAGGTGGATGCCTCCCCAAGGACCCTTCACTAGCTGAAGAGATACTCATGCCTAAGCTAATCTTCCATGGAGGCGTATTCCGCCTTGAAGAAAAGGAACAGATTAAGGCAAGACTTGGAAGATCTCCAGATAAAGCCGATGCGTTGGCTCAAACATTCGCAGATGTAGAACAACCAAGTTTCTATGCAGATTTCTCAAATGGTGGTAAAGTTTATCAAGATCCGCTAGACTATTATAGGACGGCGAGTCAACAGAGAAACTACTATACGGATGAATCTCAGGTTGACAAATATTATAGACCAACGCCTAATTATAAAGCGTAGGAGTTTTTATGGCAGAGCTAGGTACTAATGAAGAAGGATTTCTATCCGGCGGTTTAGCTGGTGCAGGAACTGGCGCAGCCATTGGTGCAAGCGTTGGAGCCGTCGCTGGCGGAGTAGGTGCAGTACCGGGCGCAGCAATTGGAGCAGGTATTGGCTTTTTAGCAGGCGGTCTCATGGGATACGCATCTGCAGATAAGCAACGTATGGCTCAGAAGCGTGCACAAAAAGCTGCTGAAGCCGCTAGAGTAAAAGCGGCCATGCAGGAGTTTGGTAAAAGACAGCAAATGGATCAAACACTTATGGCGGCTGCTAAAACATCATCGAAGTCGTCTGGTGATTCAGCTAATGTTAATTCGACAACAGGATTCGTAGGATCTAATATGGGCGGTAACGGATCATCCGGATCGTCTGGAACATTTTAAAGAGGGGATATGTGAAAGCTAAGTCTAGTAAACATGAGAAAAAAGAATCTAAATCATTTGAGGCTAAAGAGCCTAAGATGGGTAAAGAAAAAGAATACAAAGCGAAAGCTAAAGTAAAACTTAAGAAAAAGAAATAGGATTTTATATGGCAAAGGTTAAGCGTAAGAGGGATATGTCATTAGTGGCTAATGTTGGTCAGGATGCAACAGAGCTTCCTACCTTAGCTGAAAGTATCCAAGCCAGAGAAATGATGAAGGAGTCTAAACCTATTCCTACTGTATCTACTGGTCCAATAGGTCCAGGAATTCCTAGTGCTGTGGTTGGCTCAATGGGCGGTCCTATAGGGACAATTGAATCTACTGCTAAGCCAGTTGAGAGACCGGCTGCCAAAGCTAAAGTCGTAAAGAAGGCTTCTGCTAGTGCAGCCGTTCCTGCTGCATCAAAAGAAAAGGCAATGCCAAGTGAACCTTTAAGCCCACAAAGCTGGGTTAATCAAGGCAATCAGCCATCTGCATACAAAGATTATCTAGCATCATGGAATGCACAAAATGCGTCTAAGAAAGTTAAGGTAAAAAAGAAAGGCTAATTAAATGAGCAAACTAAGCTACGCTGAAGTAACGGCGCTTAGAAATAGAATGAGGGATGGGATGAATCGGCATCTTCCAACGTGGAGAGAGCTTGCTCGTTTTATTGCGCCAGAACGTTTAAAAGAGAATCCGGATGATAAGCACAATGGTTCACGGAAGGACCAGCGCATTATCAAAAACCAAGCCGGGAGATCGTTGCGTACTTTCGTATCAGGGATGATGAACGGAGCTACTCCTCGCTCTCGGCCTTGGTTCAATTTAACAGTAAACAATAAATCAAAAGCTAATAGCGCAACCGCTAAACGATATTTTAAAGAAGTAGAAGATGTTCTTAATTCCCATTTTCAAGTTTCAAATCTTTATAGAATTCTTCCCATGGCTTACAAAGACGTTGGAGTATTTTCCAATTCTGCTTTTGCTATGCTTCCCCATCCTCGTTATGGTTTCTACTTTTATCCTTTTGCTATCGGAACCTATGCCTTCTCGTGTGATGCTGAAGGTAATACTAATATGTTTACTAGGGATTTTTCTCTAACAGTACGACAAGTCGTAGAGAGATATGCTTCAGTAAAACCTAATGGCCAGATAGATTGGTCTAATATTCCAATGTGGGTTAAGACTAATTGGGATCAAGCTAAGTATCTTGAAACAATTGTTTTAACTCAAATGATTGTTCCTAATCCTAATTATAATCCAGATAAAAAGTCACTAGATCCAGCAGATAAGAAGTTTCAATCTTATACATACGTTCAGTCTGTTGGGGCAAACCTTCCTCCTCAAACGTCATCAGGTTTTCGAAATGAAGTACAAGTCAATAACCAAGAGTTTATTAAAGTAAGCGGATTCGATTATTTCCCAGTAATAACACCGAGATGGGAAGTAATGCCTGAAGAAGATTATGGAATAGATGGTCCTGGGCACATTGCACTTGGAGATATCCAGACATTGCAGGAAATGGAAAAGTGGAGACTTGAGGCGATAGCTAAAGTAGTTAAGCCGCCAATGGTGGGTCATGCTTCGTTACGTAGACATCAGGCATCAATCCTTGCTGGAGGGATAACCTATGTAGACGACCAAGGGGCAACTGCAGGATTTAAGCCTGCGTTTTCTTTGGATCCTAAGATATCTGAATTGATTATGGATCAGCAGGAATATGTTCAGGCCATTAAGTCTGCATTTTACGAAGATCTATTTTTAATGTTGTCAGGTGGGGAGACGGTATCGCACATTACGGCCAGAGAGATTGACGAGAAGGCAGCCGAAAGAATGTCTACTCTTGCTCCAGTTCTAGGTCAGTGGGATCAAGATCTAAGTTCTAAACTTATCAGTAATGCTCAGATCATTCTTGAACAGGCAGGACGATTGCCTAAGAGACCGGCTGAACTACAAGGTGAACAACTTAGACCGGAATACATTTCTATTTTAGCGCAAGCAGCTAAAGTATCTATGATGAATTCCCTTGAAAGATTTACTGGCTATGTAGCAAACATGTCTCAGGTTCAGCAAGACATGTCTCTTCTTAAGTTAATGAATGGCGAACAGGCAATTAGATTGTACGCAGATTATGTTGCTATTGACCCAACGTTAATAAGAGACGAGAATGAATTTGAGCAGATAAAAAATATGGAAGCTCAAAAGCAAGCAGCCGCTCAGCAATCAGCAATGATGTCTCAGCAAGCCGCTTCTGCAAAGGATCTATCACAGGCCAAAATAGGGGAAGGCTCAATGCTAGATACAATGTTACAAGCATCGAAGCCTTAATGAGGGATGACTGAGAAAGAAAAATTAATTCAAGAACGCACCGATGCGGAGTGGGTAATATCTACTCCGCAAGGAAGACGCTTTATGTGGCGCCTACTATCAGATTGTGGGATCTATAAAGATTACCATGGATCGCAAGATGAGATTTTTAAGCAAATCGGGCGCAGACAAATCGGACTACATTTACTAGGAATAATATCAGACGCTTCAGAAGATCGTCTTTTTGAGATGATGAGGGAAGCAAAAACACGATCAACAGAGGAGAAAATACAGTATGAGCGAACAAACAGAGATGTTGTCAACAACTACATCGACGAACTTCCAGGCTACACAGCAGACGGGCCAGAGTTCTGAGCTAAACAAACTAAGCCAAGGACAAGAAGGATCTATTCTAGGGAATGCTTCTTCTGTTACAACACATAATGCAGACCCATTATCTAATGTAACTCCAAAGCAAAACGATACTGGCAAAGATATTCCAATCGTAAGTACATCTTCTGAAGATGAAGAATACGATTTAGAGTTATCAAAAGATTCAATCCTTACTGAAGAAGATCTAAATGAGATTGCAGAAGAGGCAGGAAGATTAAACCTTTCTAAAGCTGATGCAGAAAAACTTCTTTCAATGAGAGAGTCAGTCTATAAAAAAGGAATGACTAAAGCTCAAGCAGAGTATCAATCAAAAATTGAAGCATCTAAAAAAGAAATTACTTCCCATCCAGATTTTATCGGGGATAAGAAAGCTAAATCTTTTGAGTCTATTAGTCGGGTTGTAAACGCGTTTGGAGATGACAAACTCGTTGAGGCGCTAAAGTCTCCAGAGGTTGGAAATAATCTAGCAGTTGCCTTATTTCTCAAGAGGTTAGGGGATGCCATGGCGCAAGATTCTTTTGAAGGTAAAGGATCTGCTGGGGCTTCAACAGACTCTTCGGATTCTAAAGAAGCAAAACTACAATCGATGTATCCGGACTTTTTTAAAAAGGCATAGCTTTTTTTGTTGACTCTATTTAAGAGTTGAATAAATCTATATGTATCGGTGTGTTGAACTAATGATTTACACAAGGACAATATCATGGCTGTTTTAAATAGCGACTTCCCTACCCTGATCGACTTGGCACAAATGCCAGAAAACAAAGACGTGTCTGAAGTAGTAAACCTACTTGCTGCACACAACCCAATCCTCGAAGATGCTCCGGCATTTGAGTGTAACAAAGGTACTCACCACGAGACTACAGTTCTCACTGGTCTTCCTTCTGTAACTTGGGGTCGTCTTTATAAAGGTGTTCCTGCTTCTAAAGGCACGCACCAAACTGTAAAAGATACAACAGGTTTCGTAAACTCTGCTGCGCAAGTAGACAGAAGATATGTAGACATCTATGAGAAAGCTGCTGATAAAGCATCTGTTCGTTTAGATATGGCTGCTCAGCACCTTGAAGCTATGGCTCAAGAAGCTGCTCGCGCTATCTTCTACCACGATACTCAAGTTGATCCTGATAAGCCAATGGGTCTTGCTCCACGTTTTAACTCTCTTTCTGCTGAAAACGGAAAGCAAATTGTTAACGCTGGTGGTACAGGTAACGATCTAACTTCAATCTGGATGATTACTTGGGCAAAAAATTCTTGTCACTTAATCTACCCTAAAGGCCACAAGGCTGGTGTTGAGCGTAAAGATATGGGCCTTATTCCTGTGTCTGACTCTAACGGCGATACTTACTTCGCTTATCGTGAGGAATTCGCGCACCACTTTGGTCTTTCAGTTCGTAACTGGCAATACGTTGCTCGCGTTGCAAACATCGATGTATCTGATCTCGAGATCGATGCTTCTGCTGGTGCAAACCTTATCAACGTAATGACTGAAATGTATTACAACCATAAAGGCCGTCGTAGTAACATGGGTAAAACATGTATCTACATGAATACTACACTTGTTAAGTATCTTGATTACCAAGCTCGTCTTGCTCAAAATACTAACCTATTCCTCACTTTCGATAAATACGGACCGAATGCTAAAGAAGTTCTTAACTTCCGTGGTATTCCGATTCGCGAATGTGATGCAATTCTTAACAGTGAAGACCAAGTAGTTTAATACTTGGTCCCTTTAATAAAGGCTTTATTTTTACAAGAGGTTTAATATGGTTTTCGATCAACTATCTTTGCTATCAGATGCTCAAGCCATTACTGGCTCTGCTGTATCTACAAACGTTTATGATCTAGGTGCTCCAGGCATCGCAGCTTATAACAGCGTACAATTAAAACGTAACCTTGGAAAAGGCATGGACACTCCATTCTGTATCCAAATTACTGAAGACTTTAACAACTTAACTTCATTACAAGTTATCGTTCAATCAGATGATGATTCAGCTTTCCCATCTGCTAAAAACGTAATGTCTGTAACAGTTCCACTAGCTGATCTTAAAGCTGGATTTATTTTTCCAATTGATAGACTTCCACGTTCTATCACAGAACAATTTATCCGTCTTAGCTACGTTGTTTCTGGATCTGCACCAAGCACTGGTAAGATTACAGCAGGCGCAGTAGTAGCAGTTGATGGCGCTTACATCGGTTAATATTTCATAACGAGGGGAACATGAAAGAGCAAGTTAAAGAGAAAAAGAAATACGAAATTAAAGAAGTCATCGTCGAAGCAATAGCTACCGACGATGGCTACTACAAAGGCCGTATCGTAAAAACAGGCGAAAAGTTTGAATACGATGGCATCACAAAAAACGGAAAGCTACCACTTTGGTTAAAGCCATTGGGGAAACTTAAAGTTAAAAATGAAAAGAAAGTAAAGCCAGTCGAGGCTGAAATTTCTGATCTAGTCTAGTTTTAGGAGGTCGCTATGTTGTCTAAACTCGACATTGCGAATCTTGCACTAGGACGCCTTGGAACATCTGTCTCCATAGCTGACTATCAATTTGAAAATACCGCTCAAGCAAAAATTATCCGAAGGCATTTTAGAATGTCTTTGGATACTTTGCTTGAAAAACATGAATGGAATTTTGCCACGAAATATGCTCCTCTTTCTCTGGTATCAGAGGATACAGAGGACAACTTTCGCTACACTTATCAGGTTCCTGCCGATTGCCTGATCATTCGAGAGATTGCAGAGTGGGGCAAGTTTTACAATGTTAATAGGTATGAAGATGAGAAGATAGCTTGGCAACAGATCTACAGTTCTTCTGGAGTTCGAATCAAGACCAATCTTCCAGATGCCTATGCAAAATACACTGTAAGAGTAGGGGAAGATATCCAATTTCCAACTCACTTTGGAAGGGCATTGACCGCACAATTGGCGCTAGACATAGCACCATCGATGGTCACAAACAATTATTATAAAATCAAAAATGATCTCATGTCAGAGGTCTCAAACGAAATCACTCAGGGGATAGCAAACGATTTGGGACGTGAACCATTAAAACAGGATTCCAATAGTCCCTTTGTTCGTGCTAGATATTAATCATGGCATCAGGAAAACAATTATCTTTCCAGTACGGCGAAGTCTCTCCATCTCTACGATTTAGATCCGATGCAGTATCTTACTCAGCAGGACTAAGCAAATTAAAAAACATGTACGTTCGTAGGGAAGGAGGAGTAAGTAACCGAGCAGGATTTGAAATACAATCGCTATCCCCTTACCAAGAAAACGTTTCCTCTCTTCAAACTGCAGTAAGAATAAAATCTTTTATATGGGCAAATACTGAAATAACATGCGTAGAAACTACGGGTGGAGTAAATAGACTATATGTTGACGATAGCGATATTACCTACCTTTTTTATAAAGGAAGAATATTTAATATTGGTACTGCTTTTATACAAGCTCCTACTCCTTCTGAAGTTAGGTTTACTGCTACTAAAGATGGGATATTTGTAACTCCTGCATGCTACATAGACTATGATGGAATTGGTCTTGCAAATATATTTATAAAAAACAACATTGCATACGTAGTTCAAAAAGATGAAATATTTTCGGTAGGCGCTCCTCCAGCTTCAGCTACAGTTACAGCAGGGTTTAGTGGAGTAAAGCCTTTTCTTCCTGTTTCATATTTAGTTACGGCTACCATGAAAGATGGAAGAGAAGTGAGGTTTTATGATGTCGCCTCTACCGTAACAGATCCGGCAGCTTGGGGTAATGGAGAAACAAATCCAGCAGGAAATACTCTTTGCTATCCTCACGCATCACTTACTTCTTGGGTTAAAATAGTTTTTTCATCTGTAGATGTAATAGCTGATGTAAAAAATTTTAATTTCTATAGAGCAGCAGGTGCTCAAGGTCCTCAAAAATCTTTTTATAAACTTGCAGGAAGAATAAATAATCTAGGAGGATCTGCCACTATAACATTTCAAGATTATGGTGCAGATGATGTAGGGCAAACCCCTCCACTAGACTCTTCAATGTTCGATAGAGATTACCCTTTTGTGGAATATAATGTACTAGACATCGTAGATTGTGCAACCTATTACCAACAAAGACTATTAATCGCTGGGAGTGGCAATAACACTACCTCGGTATTAAATGAACCTGGGCAAATAGGAGCTTCTAAATTAGGCGCTCCTAGACAGTTTTCTTCACCTACTATTTCAAGCGACATAGGAGCTTTTACCTTTAGTGTACCTACTACAGATGGATCAAAAGTAGTAGGAATGCTGTCTATGCAAAGAGCAATCGTATTTACATCAAAAGGGACCTACATAATTAGAGGAGGAGAGCAAGGCATTCTCACACCTTCTACTGTTAATCCTTTGAAAATAAGCGAAGAAGGGTGCTCTTCCTATATAGAGCCAGTACAGTCAGGAGTAAAAGGGTTTTGGATAAATACTGCTGGTACTAAATTAATGGCCATAAAATTTGGAGATGATGGAAACGTCACTGTAGCAGAAGCCTCTTTACTTTCTAAGCATTTTTTAGAAGGTAGAGTAATACAATTGTTAGCAGTTGGCGCAGAAGAGACTACGCTTTTTATGTTATTAGATACTGGGAAAATAGTTCAAGTAACTATAAGCGAAGATAATGTTTTTGGATTTTCTATGATTGAAACCAATGGATACGTAGAAAGCATTTTTGACAATCGAGGATTTCTTTGTGCGTATATTAATAGAAATGGGCTTAGGTTCAAAGAGCAAATAAATTTACGACAGGATAAAAATTCGCAATATGAAGTATTTTCAGATCTAGCAGTTAATTTTGGAACAGCATTGACTTTGGATAGAAGAAGCGTAGGGGCACCGGGTTACATAAAAATAGTACGATATACTCCATGGAATATATGGAACAGCATTGATCCTTTTGGCCTTCACATTAATATAGAAAGTGGATCGCATAATTGGCTTGCAAATGAAACCATAAAAATAAGATCTAATATAAATCTTATCACCACCCTTGCAGAACAAGAATTTGTAATAGATTTTTTCTACGATGAACTAGATGAAAATGGAGAAGTCGTATTAGATATGAACGGCAGACCTATTACAAGTAAACTTAGGTACGTACTTAATACAAGTATACCTGCAGTAAATACTGGCGAAACAGTCGCAGCACCTTGGGGGTATACTGCACTTACTAAGGAGTTTTCAGGATATTTTACTACAGATGTTCCAGAGCAACTTAGAAATGTAAGAGGACAATTTACAGTAAATGATATTGAGTATTTTGATAGACAAACTAGATGGACCCCTGCTTTTAGATATATTAAAAGTGCCTACAGTGCTACGCCAGACGCTACTAAACTTTTATCTTTATTTAAAACTGCAAATGGGGGTGCGCCACTTTCGATATCAGTCGAAGGAAAAGCCATTTCTTCTCCTTTAAATTCTTCTATGGAAACATCAATTGGTATTGAAAATGACGGAGTATATGATTACATAGACCTAGGAGATTTCTATTCTTATGGATGTTTTGGCATTCCATACGAATCTGATTTTGAAACGTTAGACATGGAGACTTCAGATAGCAGAACCTTGACGGATTCTCGAAAGATTATAAACGCAGTAGGCGTTGCTTTTAATGAAACACGCGGAGGATACTTTGGAATCGAAGATGCTACCCTTTCTAATATGGCTCCTATTTCTCCAACTAACTATTCACCTTTTAATAATCAGTCTGAACTAGATAATTTTAATGGGCATATTTCCATTCCCATTCCCACTAATTGGTCAGAAAGAGGAAGAGTTAGGATCCGTCAAGTTGATCCACTTCCAATGACAATTCTATCAGTCTATCCTAAAGGGGTAGCAGGAGATTAATATGGCGGAAAGATACCTATACAATAATGTGCAAATGCAGCCTATAGATGTTTATGGGTATGAAGATAACTCCTTATCTATTACGCGACCCAGCATAGCAGATACTGTTGGATTTAACGTAGGATCTAATCCACTACCAATTCAAACTCCAGGGCAAGATCAATTAGACGCTCAAAGAAGACTGGCAGATGCTCAGGAAAAAACTGCAAAGAACGTAGCAGATCAAACTCAGACTTTAAAAGATCAATATGGACAATATAAAAGAGAAAAACTTTTAGCGGCAGGCGCAAAATTCGGAATAGATCTTCTTAATACGATGAATCAATACCGAAATGTAACAGGCGTGGCGCGATTTAATATCATGCAAGCCAGAAATCAGATGGCAGATGCGCTTTATCGTGGACGTCAGGCGGGATTTCAGCGACAATCAGAAGGGCAACGTGCTGGAGAGCAGGCTCTTTTGGCAATGGCGGCGCAGGGGCAGAGCGTCACAAGTGCAGGAGTTCAGAAAATTCAGCAATCTTATGAGGCTGTTGGATTAGAAAACTCTATGAGAGAAGAAATAAACGGAATAAGAGAAGCATTAGGATTTCAATTGGAAGAGATTGGTCAAAACTATCAAGTCGAAATGGCAAGAAATCAAGCTCAGATGAGCGTGCTTTCTTCTGCCTTAGAGGCAGGTGCTAGTGCCTACGGCGCTGGTGCATTTGATGGGGGTCTATAATGGGACTTCGATCTCCTCAAGATATGCCAAAAGTAGAGTTGCGACCTGAAGCTACATCAAGATTACAAGCTGGTGGGGCGCCACAAATTAGTAAAGAATTTATAGGAGAGCTAAGTCAAGCTGCAGTTGAAAGAGAGCAGATGCGGGCTAAGCGGGCGTCATTAATTAAAGATGCTTTTGACAACGATGCGGATACTGAGATTGTAAAGTCTACTGCAATTGTGGCCAACGAAGAAGGTGCTAATGCTTTAGAAGCTACAAGAAAGCAACGAGAGGTTTTAAAAAAATCTCTTGAGTCAAGATTCTCAAAACTATCTCCAGAATACCAAGAAAGACTTAGTGGATCAGTAGACGCTCATCTTGCCAAGTATGATCAAACAACCATACCTCATGCGTATAAAGAGTCTAAAAAATTAGAAGACTCTATTAAGAAACAAAGAATCGTAAATGATAGAAATGATGCAATCCTTATATCAGGAAACATCGACGCGTTTGAAAAAGTAGGTCTTAGTAAAGTCTATGCCAAGGCAACAGAATATGCTCAGTTAAAATATGGGCAAGATCTAGAAGCAGATGTTCCTGGGATGCCGGGAGTAAAAGTAAAAGAAATTGTTGAAACGACTGCGCGTGCGGCTGTATCTGAAACAATATCAGGTGCTGCGCAAGAACAAGCCATGACCGGAAACATACCGGGCGCAAAAGCTATCATGGAACGTTTTGATCTTAATCTAGATCCTGCTGATAAAGCTAAAGCAATCAAGGTCCTTAATAAAGCACAAAACTCAATTGATAATGACCAAGCGTTAATGATTGCAGATGAGGCGGCTAAAGCCCATCCAGATGACATAGCAATGCAAGAGCAATACATTCGAGGGAGTGTTGATTCTACAAAGCTGTATAAGTCAGCATTAGAAGTTGCTAAATATAGAAGTACAATTAGCCAAAAGCAAAAACAGCAACAAGAGAAAAAAGCTCAAGCAGATGTTAATAGTAGCATAATGGACGGATCATTCGATGTTGGCATGATTAAGTCTCTTGCTCCTGAGAAACAAGCGCAGGCATTAAAGTTTGCAACCGATTGGAATCAAAAGAAATTTATTCCTACAGATGATAAAACATTTAAAGAACTAGATGACATGATCTTAAACTCTCCAAGTGATTATGCGGAAGAGGATCTAATGTCGTATAGAGATAAGTTAAATGACAGAGAGTTTAGATCTCTTAAAATGGCACAAGATAGGATCCGATCAGAATACAGATCACAGGAAAAAAGAATTGCTTCTAATCCAGACAAGATCATATCGGGAATTAGAAAAGAATATATTCAGAATAAAGGCTTAGAAGGAAGTGAAGGCGAAGTCTACAAGATGTCTAGAGAATTTGTAGAGGAAGAATTGGCCAGAAATCCTAAGGTATCTCCTGCTGAATTGCGTAAGAAATATGCAGCCGCTTTATATGAGCGTGGACTTAAAAAAGAAAAGAATCCAGAATACAATAGGTTTCTTTCTCCAGTTAAAAACGCACTTCCTTTTTTTAGTGAAACTCCAGAAGAAGTAGATGTACTTCAATCATCGATTATTGCTCCTGAAAAGAAACCGATAATTCATCCGTCTTACGTACAGAAACTTAAAAAACAAAGACCTGATTTGTCAGAAAGTCAGATTCTAGAGTATCTTAATATAAAGCAAAAAGAAGGAATGGACCTATCTATTCCAGTTAAATGAGGGGAACTAAGTGGCAATTAAAGCATCTGGCGGTTTAAAAGATTTTATTCGTAGCAAAGAAAGTTTTAAACCCACTCCCTATAAAGATGTAACTGGTAAAATGACAGTAGGATACGGAGACACCAGTGGAAGTATGACCACTATCTCCGAAGAAGAAGCTAATCAAAGATTGGCAGATAGATTAGTAGAGTCTGAAAATGCAATCAATAAATTTGTTAATCGTAAAGATCTTACTCAAGAGCAGCAAGACGTGCTTCTTGATATGGAATATAACATTGGTATTACGAAACTTCGTCGTCAAGGGTTTATTGATCTAGTTAATAATGGAACTCATGATGAGATTGGTAGGGCCATCTTAAACTTTAGTAGAGCTAAAGATGAAAAGACCGGCGTTATGAAAGAGTTTCCAGGACTTAAAAAGCGATCAGAAGAACGTGCAAAAATGTGGGGCTATACAGGAATGCAGCCAATTGGCGTAGCTACTCCTGATATGCAAGGAATGCAGCCAATTGGCGTAGCTACTCCTGATATGCAAGGAATGCAAAATGCAGTTAAGGAAGGTCCAAGCGACCCCTTCGCTGACTTCTCCAGTTTTCAGCCTGCTAATAATTCTTTATCTGATTTCAAAGATTTCAAACCAAAAGAGGCAGAGCCTTTTTCTGACTTTAAAACTTTCCAGCCACAAGGTAAGACGCCAGTAGATCCGACTAAAGAAGCGACTACTGATCTATTAATTACAGGCCAGGCATTTGATGGGAAAGAAGTTCAGGCAAGAAGAGAAGCTAAGAAATTGGCTAAAGATGAAAATATCCCATTCGATGAAGCAGAAGCTTTAATTTTCGAGAAGCATCCTAATCAAGTTAGATTAGAAAAAAATCAAGACGACATAGCAAAGTATTTTCCAGTCACAGCTAAATGGGCTAAGGACATGGATAACTACGAGCTTCTTCGGGATAAAACAAAATCAGTAGTCAGGATTGAAACTTCAGCTAAGGCTGTCAATCCATCATTCATAGACGACTTCACTAAATCAGTAAAATCAGGAATGCTTCCATTAGAAGAAGCATACGCCATAACTGAAACTCTTTTAAATGCTAGAGATACAAAGTCTTTAGAAAAGAAATTAAGAGAGATTGAAGACTATAGAAATAGAAATGGCATAGAGAAATACAAAGATGAGAAAGGTAAGTTAGCTAAATCTTTTTCAGAACTTGAAAAGTCTTTTGGAAAACTAGGGGATGTAGCAGGATCTTCTTGGGATAATATTTATAATAACGGCGGATCTTTTTACGCTAATCTTAAGGCAACCTTTGATGGATCCATTGAAGCTGCAGACAAAATCCTAGACACCATAAGAGTTGCTGCAGAAAACCCAGAAGCACTAGCATTGATGGGAGCAGAACAATCTGGATCCTTTGCCACTTCTGTGAGCGGAGGGTTAGTCGGAGGAGCAACAGGCCTAGCCGTTGCCGGTCCTATAGGAGCAGCAATTGGTGCTAAGATAGGAGCAGGTTCTTCTACTGCATTGCTATCTTTTGGCTCATACATGAGAGAGCA